ATCGTCAACGTCCATTTCGAACGCCATGCCTTGCGCCTTGCACCCTTCCTGAACGAAGTAATAAACCAGCTCAGGAATAAGCGTTACGTCGTTGCTGTCAACTTCGGCAACCTTTTTGCCGGTGTTGTCTTCAAAGCGTTTCCAAGCTCGCATGGTAGCGCGAACCGGGAACGTCTTGCCGTCGAGTTTAATTTCAATCATGTAGCGAAGTTATTACGCAATTACCTCGCGAACAACTGTGCCTGTCACTTCGATTGTCATAGAAAAGCCTACGTTGTCTTCTACGCCGGCTGTCTGCTCAAGGCTGGTGATGTAGCCCGCAACGTCGAACTGCTCGTCGCCTGCGTTTGCAGATGAACCCGAACCCGTGTTCGTGAAGATTACGTACAGCTTGTCGCCTGCAATTTGGTGGTCGACCAAAGCGTTGAAGCCGTTTGTTGCGTCTTCTGCAAACAACCCGGACAGGCTCAAGCTTGCCGACTTAAGGCCGGGCAAAAGCTCGCGCCAACCGCCGCTTGTCTTCGTTGTGATGTCGCGCATATCCGTACTCATGGAAATGCTGCATTCGGTTACGTGGTCTACTACTACCTCGCTGTCGTCGGTCGTGCCCAAAAAGACACGGATGGACGAACTGTTAATGATGCCAGTTGTTTGGGCCATTATTTCTTAGATTTTTTTGGTTCTGTCTTTTCGGGCTTGTCCAGGTATCCTCCGGCCTTCAACTTCGCAGCGAATTTGTTGGATACGTCTACAACCGTTCCGGCTGGCCATTTCCAGCCGTCCTTGTTGTATGGTTTTTGGATTGTTACCTTCATGGGTGCAATTTAGTGATATTCATTTTTACAGTCCTGCGCGCATGGCAGCGAGTTCGCAGTGCCGTGGCTCTATGCTGTCCAGCGTAGTTACAAGCAGCTGACCGATTGGCCGCAGCGTGCCTTCCTTGTCGTTTGCTCCAAGCACCGCGCTGACGGAATGCGTGCCGAACTTGCGGCCTTGCTTTGTGATGCAGGCGCGGTTCAGCAGTTCCGCCGCCAAGACGCTCAGCACCTTGCTCATGGATCGTGCAGCTTCATATACTTCGCGCTTCCACATCCTCGGCCTTTGCGCTGTGTACGCTATGGCGAGCAGCGTGCCGTACAGCAAACCGACGGGCATGGCTACGCAGGCGAGCGCAAACAAGGCTACGGTCTTGACTGCTTTGGTAATCACAGCGTCGATATGTATTGCAGCAGGTCGGCGATGGTGATGTAGCCGTCAAGGTTCAAATCGTACTTGACGTTGTAAGGCGGCGGCGTGGCGGTGAAGTACGCCAGCATTTCAAGGATGAATGTCATATCTCGTCGTCGGTGAACCAGCCGTTGGTTACCATGTAGTCATGGTCGCGCACGGTCGTGGTGCTTGGAATGATGGCTGCGAACGGGAACGCGTCGGTGTTCAGCACGTAGGACTGCAGGTTGAACCGTTCCGCGTCGCTCAGTTCAGGAAACAAGGATACGAGTTTCTCCAGCGTCGCCTGTTCGTGCACGGGAATGATGTAGGAAGTATCCACCTGCAAAGCGAATTGCACGCCGTCAGGATGGGAAATCACACCAAACACCGTCCCGTCCTTTTGGTACGGCTGTTGGATAGCGAGCGGCGTTGTGATGTTGTAGAGTTCGCGCGTAATTGATTTGGCGCGTTTCTCGCTTGTAAGCGTTCCTTCGGGTAGGACTATGATGTATCCGTTCATCAGTAGATGCTGTAAAAGGTGTTGATGTTGGACTCGATGTTCGTGCGGTTCGCGGATTGGTCGGAATTGTATATTAAAAATTCTTGCATCGTACCGTCGAAAAATAAAGAGCTCTTTAAGTGGTTTGACCCTAATACGGTTGAACCTCCAAGTGCAGTTTGCGTATAACTTAATCCTGTATTGATTTGGCTGCCGTCTACATAGCTTGCGCCGCTTGACGGTGAAACCATCATAATTGATTGGAGCTGCTGTGTTGTTCCGCTGTGCCGCGTACCTTTCCAACTGCCATCGTAATAAACGCCGAAAGTCGCTGAACCTCTACCGTCTAAAATCACTCGACCCGTCTGACTGTCAAGCAAAAAATGATTTTCCGTATCTGCCTTATTTATTGCAAAAAACGAATAGTCACTTGCCGAAGTAGTTAACGATAAATCAAAGGCATCGTTACTTCCATCAAACTCAACCGCAGGCTTCTCGTTTCCTGCGCTGCCCTCCGTCACCACGCCCGTCACGCTGTCGTAAATCTTTGGCTGATTCGCCGTCGCGCCCTGCGTCGCGTCGTTACCGTTTCCGCTTTGGTCATGCCAAGTATCAACGAAGCCATCGCTTGCACCGCAGAAGGCCGCCAATGAAACCGTATCGAGCTCTCCGAATACATTGAAGCCGATGCCTTGGGTAAAGTTGTCCGAGGCTCGCCGTACCGTTACCGCGTTACCCGTGTAAGCGGTTCGCAGCTTGCGCAGAGAGTAGGCCGCCGCCGCTCCTGTATACGTGTCGAGGAGTGGCGTGTTTTGGGTGAAGTAGTCGCCTATGTTGGATTCGATGCTGGTGCGGTCGGTGGATTTGTCGGAAGCGTAAATGATGGCTTCTTGAACTTTACCGTCATAATAATGTGTGCCGCCTTGACTTACGTTACTTATTTTGATAGTTCCGTTTACATTCGGCAGCGTTTGCGTGTCGTTTATGTTTTGAACGCTGTTCACGTGTTCAGTTTGCGCGGATGTACTTCGAACAGCGAACCGAAGATATTGCGTGCTTGCCGCTGGAGTTAAGGTGCCTGCACTAAAAGCGCCGTCATAACGCAAGGAAAAATCCGCATCCATTGCGAAAGTTTCTTTTGAGTTTATCGTTGCACTCGCAACCCCCCAAGCTCTACTGCCTGATGTTGTTGTGTCGTTTGTTTGCACCAAGACAAAAGACGTTGTCGCTTGGTCGTATGCCGCTCCCGTTAGTTCGTCATTCGTTCCATCAAAGTCCACCGCTACCCGTCCGTTCTCCTTCACAATCGCGCCGCCCGTGTAAATAGTCGGCTGCTTGGTGTGGTCGGTCTGTTGCGCGTCGTTGCCTGAACCCGTGCCGCCCGTAACCGATTGGTCGTACCATGTGCGCACCTTGCACGTCGTACCCGTGCAGAACGTCGTGAGTGCGCTCTCGTCAAGGTTGCCGTCCACATCAAAGCCGATGTCCTGCGTGGTGTTATCGCTGCTGCGTTCTACCTCAATCGCCGCGCCCGTATACAGACCGTTCAACCGCCGCACCGAATACGCCGCTGCCGCTCCGCTGCCGTAGCTCTCATTCAGCAAGCCCGTAAACGAAGGTGCTTCCGCTACCTCCTCCCACGTCATTTTCAGGCTAATCGGTACAGTGCCGCCCGTCCGTTCCTTCAGGTACGCCAAAAGCGTAGCCTTCGCGCTTGCGAACGTAGTGTCGTCCGCGATGTCTGCGAATTGTACCCACGTGCCTGTGTCGGGGTCCGCGAAGCCCGCTTCCGAATAGTACAGTTTCCTTCGGATATCGTAACCCGTGGCGGGGGTATCGCTCTCCGCGCTTTCCGCATAGCCGTCGCCGTCGGCCTGTGCCGTGTAGTACAGTTCAACCGTAGCCGTCGAGGCCGCCCGCAAGGTTTCCGCTTCGGTTGCGTAGCGGTTGTAATACTGCGTCAGGTCTTGGTTGCTGAATACGCTGCCAGTGAATCGCAGGATTTGATTTGCCGCAGGCGTGGCAATCGTAACGTCGGAAAGGTCGTTCAGCTCATCGACCGCAGGCGGCGGTGACGCTGGCGTTGCTGGTTGCCATTCGCCCGACACGCTCGACCACGTCAGTACCTGACTGCCCGATGGCGTCAACGTGGACACGTTGTCCAAGTCCTGAAGGTTTGCACCAAATGAAACAGTACCCGATCCGTCCGTCTTTAATAGCTGGTTGGCCGTGCCGTCTGCCGTTGGTAAAGCAAACGCCTGATTGACCGTGACTACGCCCGATTCGTCCACTCGGAAAATCTCCACGTCTGCGCCGTTCTTGATTATGAACGCCTTGTTGTCTTCGTCGCTGTTTTCGTCAAGCTCAACAATCAAGTTGCCGTTGGATTGAATGATAAGCTCGCCAGCCGCGCCGCCGATGTCGTAAGGGCGAATCAATCGCGGCGTTGCGCCTGTCATGCGCAGCTCGCCGCCAATTATGAAGTTGCCGCCAATCGTGCCTTGTCCTGTCGTTGTTAAAGTGGTTACAGCCAAATCAGGCTCG